TTTTCTGTTACAGTGGTAACGGTAGTATCTGTAGTGCTGTCACCTTGTCCACCTGTGCCACGAAAAATAGCCATTTACATCTCCAGTGTATAGAATTAGGAAGACCCCTCCGGAGAGGGGCCTAGGCAGGATTACTTAGGAATTGAATACCAAAGTAAGTGCTGACTCAGGACGTAATACTTTTACGCCGTACAGAGTGTCTGCAGTGAACAAGTCACCTAAATACTCTTGCTTGTACTGAGTCTGAGTGCGAACACCCATTTGCTCTGCAAATACCATTGCGTCACGATGACCCAAGATACCTGCTTTCAACTCACCACCTGCAGAGTTATTTGCCGCAGTTTCTACGACAGGGCAGTTTGTTGAAACGTAGACTTGAATACCGTAGAGTGATCCAATGTTTCCATTTGCTACAGGCTGACCTGATACGAAATCAGATGAGTTGTAACGATCAATACCACGGATAGTCTGTACTACTGAAGGAGGAACAACGAGGAAACGCTGATCCATCGGTACGTCATTGTCGTCTAACTCTTTAACAGCTTCACGGAAAGCATCATCAGAGAAGATGTCAGCCGCCGCAACAGTGTCAACAGCGTAGGCTGTCAATCCTGTAGAAGCATCCATGTAGAATGAGTTAGAGTGAACGTAGTCTGCTCCGTTTGAGTCACCGAATGACTTAGCCAATGCAAACAAGTCAGTGTCGACTCGCTTAGCAAGAGCATAACCTGCATCAGAAGTGTAGAACTGACGCATAGAAGAAAGAGCTTGTACATCAGTGATGTCTTCGATCAAACGAGAGTATTCATAATGCTGATCAATTGCTACTGTTACGTCCGTTTCAGTTGCCGCAATCAGTGTGACCTGAGTTTCAGCATCCTTAACAGATGCATCGCCACGAGTAGGCTTAGGAATACGAATTGTATCACCCTTCTTGCCTGTCATTGGCATACGGTTGACAAGGTTGGCAAGTACGAGAGACTTCTCGTATGCCGCTATGATTTCATCAGACCAGATTTCTGGGATGAAAACTGCACCAGTTGTATTGGTGACGTGGTTAGTACCAAGTGCCATGTTAATTTCTCCTTAACACTATTTGACACGACCCTCAGCATACGCCGCCATAATCTCAGGCTGTAGTTGCGTGTAACGCTTAGGGTCAGTTTGCATAAGTTTAATAATATCAGCACGACGATAGATTTTGCGACTTGGTGCCTCTGAAGATCCTGAAGCGTTTCCAGTAGATGCGGCCTTAAGTTGACGCTTACGATCTGCTTCTTGTACTTTAGCAGTTTCTGTGACCATGTTTTGACGTTCTTTCCACAATGTGATAAGTTCGTCAGCACTGTCATAATCAAACTGCGTATCAGCACGTTGGTACAGTTCAGTACGTACTTTAGACTTACTAACCCAGTCTTGGAATTTCACATCCTGAACGATCTCAATGAAATCAGGATGATTATTTTGTAGCTGTGATAGTATCTGCTGTTGCTTCATTGCCATTGAGGTTTCTTCAGCTTGCTTAAGCTTCGGATGGTTCTCAATCGCTCTGGCAATTGCTTTTTCAGGTTCGGAGAAAAAGTCGTATTCTTCGTCAGTTTCTTGTTGTGGGCTTGAGGCCGATTGAATCTGAGACTTAACGAAATCATCAACAATCTTGCGTAATTCACCAACTTCTGAACTTTGCCTGCCTAGAAGTTTTTCAGCTTCTTGATGCATCTGGACGATATCTTTGATATCTTTGCCCTGATACTTTTCAGGAATATCATCTTCTTCAGGCTCTTTAACCTCTTCTGGGATTGGCTCTTGAGCTCCCTGTACGTCTGGTTCAATTTCTTCTATGGAAGTAAATTCTTCGCTTTCTTGTTGATCTTCGGGTTTCGGATCAATTAATTGTGCCATATTGTTAAACTCCGTGCCGTAGCATTATGGATATGTTATCTCTTAGCGGCTCTTTCGTGATCTCTAGCCCACTTGTCGTCAGCATCGGGCCATCCGACGCCTTTGAAATGTGAAGATACACTTGAGATTATCCGCTGTGCGCTGTCACCACACTCAGGGCAGGTTGCGAATAGATCGTTTGTATCTACCCACTGCTCTTCAATGTGGTCACATTTCATGCATTTGAAATCATATCGTCTAATCATTATCAGACTCCATGTCAATTGCATTTCTTACTCCTGTCTCAAAACGAGTGATGTTCAGTAACGAACTTCGTTGTCCTTTGACAAAGAATAAATCCTGTTCATTTTTTATCTCTTCAATGTTATATGCATCTAAGAGTTCTTGGGCTTCACCTACAAATTGTTTCCAACCGGGATGAATGAACAGACCAAGGTAATTTTCGTAATAAAGTTCATCTTCAGGACTCAAATGAGTTTCTCCTGTTTTGTTTGTATACAACTATTATACCATAAAATACTTGATTTGTCAAGAGGCTTGTGCTAGAGGAGCCTTCTTTGGGGCTGTCTTTGACTTATTTGTTTGCTCTTCTAAAGCCTTAAGACGTTCGTCATACTGCTTAAGAATGGCATTCACTTGAGTAAGAATGTTGTCCACGTCTTGTTTAGTTACCATTTGATCCTCTCATTTGCATTTCAACAATGTCTTCTTTCGTTTCAATCTCACGTTGCTTGAGTGCTAACTCAGCAATCTTAGCACGTTGATTAAACTCTTGTTCGGTTGGGTCTTGACCTAATCCTTTCATGACAGCCGCATAGCGTTTTGTTTCGCTGTCGACAGGAAGTAGCTCAGTTTCAACCTGATTCTGTTGTACACGAGAAACAACTTCAGCAGTCTGTGCTTTGACGTACTCAAGAGTAGCCAGTTCTTTTTCAATCTGCACTTGAAGAGATTGCTGTTGTAGTTGTTGTTGCTGTGGGTTCGGTTGCATGGCTTGTTGCATTGACGCTATGATTTCTTCACGATTACTTAAGTTCATGTTGTCAACAATTGACTGAATCAATAATGGATACATTGGTGACTCAGGTGACATTGTTTGTAATAACTGAACAAGCTGTGTCACCTCATACTCACGAGCAATAATGCCCAGTGAACTTGACGGAACAAACTTAAAGTCTTGTGCAGGGTAACGCTCAGGGTCAAACTGCATATAACGATGAGCAGTTTTTTTAATCATAGGCAGTAAAAATGAATCTTGGAAATTAATCAATGTGCGCTTATGACGCTTGATGATTGCCCCAAGTGACATCGAGATTCCTGCGGCTGTGGCATCACCATTAATTGATCCGGGAATACCTGCCGCATCAATTGAGCCTGTTGCCATTTGAACCATTTGCTGTAGTTGGGCAGACTGGTTAAATGAAGTGTTGTCCAGATTTCCAAAACGAAATGGCTGTAAGATTTCTGAGGGATTGCCGTTCGTAAGGATGGCCTTGCCGGGTCGTACTTCCAACTTGCTTCCACGAGGAAGGCGTGAAGCATCAACAGCAAGCATAGGGTGTACAGTAAGCGCAAGTGCGTCAATTCGTGCTCTCAATTCAGTGTCAAGGGCTTTCTGTGCGTTATATCCTTTCTCACAGATACCACGGCCCCAGAAACGTCCGGGAACGACATCCCAAGGGAAGGCTACTACAGGACGATCCTTCATCATGTACGGGTTGACTTCAGCTTTTAATAAGATGCCAGAGTTTGCTACAATAACAATTGATTCAATATACTCGCTGTTACCTTCTGCTTTTTCTCCAGTTGCTTCTTCAAATAAATCTCTTGGTACAAGACCATAGTATTTTGTTAAGCGTACTTTATCATCAGTGTATTGAGTTAAGTCTTGATCGGGTTCAAGATCAATATCAATAGCGGCCTCTTCCACAGGAACATCAAAATAAATACCTTTCTCTTGTGCTAGATGCACTTCATGATAGGTACATATTCATCGACAGCAACGCCTAAAGCACTTTCAATTGAGGTTGATACAGGATCAATCAAGAAGTTCTGTGGCATGACTGGCTTGAGTTTAAATACAGTTCTCTCAGTCTTCATTACACCGACAGCTTGCATATCTCCTTCCATAATCGGCTGTGTAGCAGGAACCATTTCAATTTCTTCATCAGCTACAATCTCAGCCATACCAGTGCCGAATACTGCAGAATTAATCAAGCACTCTGCAATAGCTTTGCGAGCAGAGACAAACTTAAAGTCTTCGTCAAGCTGACTACGAATAATCTGAACGTCGAGGTTTTGTTGATCTCTAAGATCATCTTGAATGTCAAACCACTTTCCACGACCAAAGGTAGCTTCTTCAACCTCAGCGACTGCAGATTCTACAGCCTGTTGTAACGCAGGAGAGATAATACGAGAACGCTCAGAAGACCGCATGATATCTTCAGCGGCCCATTGACCTCTCCACAGTCTGTAGTATTCGTCAAACCGTTCTTTGTAGTTTGACTCAAAGTGGTCACGCCACTGGTCACACTTGTGGATTACCCAACCTTCTAAGGATGTCGGGTCAATTGAGTGATTTTCATAGTCCATATTAATATCCTTGCGTCACTAAGTTAGTAACCTGCTACAGGGTCTAAGATTTCAAAGTCGTCTTCTTCATAGTCGTAGTGATACGCTACTTTTGCTAGTTGGTCAATATATGCTAGCGCATCTACCAAATCATCATGCACAAGTGCGTTGGGAAACTGAAAGAGTTCGTCAAGAAACGGAGGGTTCCAATCGCCTTCATTCAATGTAATCTGTCCGTGTTCAAAGCGTCCTTGAAGAGCCCAGACAACACGATCAACTTTCTTTTTGTTTCCGTGAGTAAGTTCTTCAACCCTGAAGAATCGTTGCTTTGACTTCATTAAGTCGGTAAGGTAAGGCAGTACCGCATTCTTTAGGGCTCCTTTTTCNATNCCAACCGCTACTGGTTGATANGCATTCACAGCCTCGAAAATTTTCCTTGCGGTCTTTTTGATGTCCCATCTTCCATGTACAATGTCCGCTACCCACCATCCGTCCTCATTCGCTTTNACTATCGCAATCGCCGTTTGGTCGAGTTTGCTGTTCTTGGACTTAGTTGCACTTTCAACATTAGCAAAACCCGCAAGNTCGACTGCAATATAATAGTCCCCAAACTCAGGCTCTTCAGTTGAAAACNGTACCCAGTCCTCTTTAAATATTTCGGAACCAAGTGCTTCAAAGCTTGCCATGAACTCCTGTCGGAATGCNTAGCTTGACATTGATTTTTTAGCAACATCAATTTCGTCTGGGTCGAGTAGTGGNTTGTCNTAAGATGTAAAATGCCACGCCTTATAAGTCTCATCNCCTGACATCTCCGCATATTGAAACAACTCATAAAAGTGGTTACGGCCCATTGGTGTTCCAATGAACATGGCTTGACCTTTCTGGTCAGCTAGGGCAGGTCTCAGGATGGTTTCCCATACCGACGGTTTCATATCCGCATATTCGTCCATGACGAGGAACTTAAGGGATACACCACGCATTGTCTCTGGTCTATCAGCACCCTTAAGGGATATGGTAGCACCGTTGACTAGTTTAATCGTTAAGTTGTTAATGTGGCTCCCTGTGATGACTGGAGCACCCAGTTCCATCAAGGTGTTCCACATGATGTCCCTAGCCTGTCCTTGGGTAGGAGCCACGTAGAAGACATGACCTCGATCAGTCTGTAAGGCGTTAATAATAAGCATCCATGCCGCTAGACGTGACTTACCAGTACGACGACCTGCGGCAATGACTTTGAATCTAACAGAGTCACTAAAGACTTCTTGTTGCCAAGGAAGAAGCTGTACGTTGAGTTCAGTCGACACTAGGCTTTAGCATCCTTCATGATGTCGACAAGCTCTTTGCTACGGCGTCCTACTTGAGTGTACCACTTGGAGTCAATCATCTCATTAGCGGCCATTAGGTAGTTACCTTCGTTGACGTAACGTAGCATATTTTTAAACTTACTCAGACGATTTCGTCCAAGGTTGAATGCCATGTTGACTAAGACACGTTGTGCATCGACAGCCTGTCCTGCAAAGTTTAAGACAAGAGCACAGGCATCCTTGTAGGCAACGTCACAGTCTTTGTGAAAGACATCTAAGATTCGCTCATCGGTCACTGGAGTACCGACGGGCCATGAGTGCTCCATATCGTCCTCAGTGACCATGTGACCAATACCAAACGTAGGATACCCTTCAGAACACAGGTAGATCTCAGTAACGTATCCTTCGTGTCGAACGAGGTCTTCTTTGACAATCTCTATGAGTTCATCTTTATTGATCATCTTCGACTCCCCTAGACTCGTCTTCGACAAGTTCCGCATCTATGATGTCATTTTCAGTCACTTTTGCTTCCCCGATTCCTGAGATCGTAATTGAGACTGCAGGTCGACCACCACTAGCATTATCTTTCTCAAAGTAACTCACAGGTAGCATTCTGTCCATTAAGAGTTTCCAA